TTCTGTGTCCTCTATCGAGAACCCAAATAACTTAGACATGATTTATACTATTTTATCTATTTAGTTAACCGTTAGGGCCGCCAGCGTCAACAAATTTGAATGATTGAACTGCGAAGTCAACTACGAACTCTTCTATTGTATCAGAAGAATCATAAGATAGGTCAATTGATGAAACACTTGTAGGAAATATGTCGATAAACTCATATTCTCTCAATACTGCGTTACGATCACCAGAATTATTTTTTGAACTTGGTACTGCACCTCTTCCTAATTGGAAAACTTTAGCATTTACCATGTATGCGCTTGGATCAGTTGCTCCTAAATTATTTTCTAATTTAGCGATCGTATCAACCCACTCTTCCATCGCTTTTCTAATTCGGAAGTCTTCATCATTAATAACAGTAATACTCCAAGGTTCGATAGTCCTGTCTCCAGCAACTTTAAAAATACGACCTCTAAATGGTATATCAATGTTAGCAATAACTGATGCGGGTAACTGTGCTGCTTTGCACATATATCTAAAGTTATCAGCTGGCCATGCAATTCCTGCTGGTAAAGTAGTTAATTCTACCTCAAACAGATTGGGTCTTGCACCACCACCGATAAGTTGAGATTTAAATTGAGAAATTGTTTTGTTTTCTCTTGTTGTTGCCATGGTTCTTGATCTCCTTTAGTTATTTATTTAATTAAACTCGACCTGCTACTTCTTCAAAACTTACACCAGTTCGTGTTGCAACGAATGTCAACGTAATGTAGTTGATAGATCTGGATGGTTTTAAGAAGATGTCAGCTCTAAATTCATTGTTGTCAATAACATCAGGAGTGTTATTAGACGTATCGCAAATAACCAAGAATCCAGAGATTCCTCGTTTTGCTTCAACATCTCTCAAGAATGGTTCAACAATGTTTCTGAAGTTTGCCCTTGTAAGTTCATCATTTAACTCAAAGAGTTGTGCTTCAGCAGCACTCTCTAGAGCTTGCTCAACTGTAAGGAACAAACGACGAACGTTAATTCTATCAAATGCCGATGCAAATGATAATGCAGTTTTATCACCAAATAGAAGTGTTCCGACTCCGGGTTTTGTGATAAATGAATTTACCCTTTGAGGATATAATAGATCTCTTTGATCTTTAGTTGGATTATACGCTAGTTTGATCGCGTTGTTTATCACTCCTCGTTGTTCACCCGCTGGTGAGAACCAAGGGAATGATGTTATAGCAGTTCTTACCATGAGTCCTGCTGTATCACCATTAGTTGGAACAAATCTAAACTCATTATTGAATCTGTCAAACATATATTTGTATCCACTATCAAATGTCGCAAATGATGATGATGTAAGTGGACTGAAATATTCTAGAAGATTATTTGTCTGAGTTGTTGAATTTGCGATATTAACTAAGTCTGCCCTATGTGGCCCAATTGTTGCCATGCAATCTTTTCTTGCTTCTGCAATCGAAATAAGATGATTTGCTTTTGATTGTGATAGATCTCTTGACCCACATCCTGGCCCCATAATTAAAAAGTCAACTGCTTGCTCATCTTTATTTGATAAGGTATCATATGCAGTTTTAAGATCTCCAAGAGTTGCAGTCATACCACCATTTTCTCCGGGAGCAGGGACAGCACCCGATACACTTGTATAATCAGTTCCACCACCCAATGAATACGTAACATTACCTATAGCAGCGAATGTTGTATTCTGTGCGTTTTGACTCCACAACCCTTGTGCAGTTGTATTCGCAACAAATCCAGTTCCAAAACCAGTCGCTCTTGGTTCTTGGAATGCTCCAGAAGCTGTTGTATGGAATGTATCTTGTGCAGTTGATGGATTGAATCCAACATAGATGTTTTCTGCCCTATTAGCGATAAAATCTTTGTAATATATTTTTTCAGGTGAATTAACATTTGATATCGCATCAACTGCTTTAGAGAGACCTGTAAATTTCTCAAGAATATTACCTTGAATCCCTGTTATTACTCCAAGGTCATCAACAACTGCAACGTGAATTCCGTCATTCTTACCACCTCTATCTGAGACATACTTATTAGTTGTGGGTCTTGGTGCGAGAGACTTCCAGAATACTGTTGAGTTTTCTAATCCAAGTGTCTGTTGATCGTACCAATCCACTGCTGTCACAATTTCTGCAGATGCAGCTGTGATCGGTGCGTTTGGTGCACCAGTGTTAATACCAGCACTATTAACAAAGAATACAGTTGTTGCTGCAATACCAGCACCCCCACCTTCAGTTGTTGTTTTATAAGAATTTGTTAATGAGTTTGTAGCGTAATCAATTGGAAACTCTGTTCCAGCACTAGACACTCTTGAAACAATTTTGACATCAAATTTTGAGTCACCATTTGTAGCATCAGTTGAAACACCTGTAACAATTCCTTTTAAGTGCCCTGTAAATGTTGCTGTCGTTCCAGCTCCCGGAATTACAACGTTTGTTAAAGCTGCCGTTACACCAGCACCGATTGTGCAACCGTAATCCTCAAGACTTGTTGTGTTTATTCCTATTATTTGATCTGCTTGATCATCTATCTGACATACTTTTAAACCATTTGCCCATGATCCGGGATGTTTACCGGCATAGTAGAATGATGTATCAGATGTATGATTTTCTTGATAATCATCAAAACTTTCTATTTTTAATCCACCACCACCAGAAATGACTGTTGTTGATGCAATACCAACACCAGCATTTGCGTTTCCTAAATCGTCATCGTCTGCTCTTACTACTTTAAGCACACCACCGTAGGATAAGAATGATGCTGCACTCATCCAGTATTCATATTGCCTATCTGTCGATAATGGTTTTCCAAAATTCTTTATTAGTTCCTCTTCATTAGAAACTTGAATAGGTGTGTCAATTGGGCCAAGACGAAATGGGCCTGCTATCGCGCCGATATTGTCTAATACATTATCTGCTCTTCCTACTGTTAAATCAACCTCTCTGACCAGTATGCCGGGAGATAATTGAGGAGTCGCCATGTTTTTCTCCGAGTTCTCAGTTTAATCTAGAAATTATTTATTGTTTGCACACTTTAGGGAAAGGTCTACAACGCACCATCCCAAAACGAATCATATCCTGTGGGTTGCACGTTTCTTGAAGCGATGAATAATCCTATGTTTGTTAGAAACCAGAGTATATTTATGATCCATGCTTGCCTCCAAAGATATTTTCGATTAGTCTCTACGATATAAATGTTTCTCTCATTGTCAGACTTTCTGACAAACTGCTCTAATACTAATGCAACCACAAATCCGATTGCATAAACGTAAAATGCAAAATTCAAAAAACTAGAACTCAAAAGTAAAAATGAAATCATTACATGTACTCCCACATAAAAGAACGATCACCGTATTCATCAACCTTCCAACGATCTCCCTCTGCATCAACAAAGGAGTCATCTTCGAGGCCATCTGAAATAAAACCAAAAGGAGACATATCTTGCTCGATTTGATTTTTCTGCTCATCATATAATCTCTTTCTTACGTCTTGGTCAGTGAGTTCTTTGAAGTAATCTTGTTGAACTAACCATGCGTATATGACTAAACACATGGCAAGGTCATCATTACAACCTTCCTCAGCCTCAAACGAGTTGTTCTTTTGTATAAAAGT